AGAACATTTTTTTCTAACCATTTCTGTTGATCTAGTTGTGAAGATGATTGATCTAATTCTTCACCATTTCTAGTAATTTTAAATATGCTAGGTTTAAAACCTCTAATTACTTTCCAATCAGTTTTATTAACTGTAAATTCAATTTCAACTAAACAATCTTTTTCATTTGTAGCATTTACTAATTGACTCTTACTAATTTTTCTAAATGGTCTACCATATAATACAAATGTCAAAGCATCTAATATAGTTGATTTACCTGTACCATTAGATCCTATAATTAAGGTTGTAGAATTTTGATTCAGATCAACAGTGATCTTATGATTTCCAGTGCTAAGAAAGTTTTTCCAAGATATTTTTTCAAATAAGATCATATTCATCTCCTTTCTGTGGTGGAAATACAATATCATCAGGAGTGATGACAGCATATTTGTGACCATGCAATTCACATGATCTAATCATCATTTCATCTTCTATTTCCATAACTCTCATTTGAGGATAATTACGATCTTCTAATTGTAGTGCATATCTAGTTGCATCATCCTCTTGTTCAAACATATAAAGAACTTGCTCATTATTTTGATCAACAACAGAATATGCTCCTTTTGATTCTTTTCCTTTAATTGTTAAAATATACATTAGACTAATCCACATGCCTCTTGATATATTTCACCCACCATTTTTTTAATAGTTGCTTTATCAAGATGAACTTCTGAATCTTCAATATAACTATTCAATATTGAAAGAGTATCTTCTGATTCATATGTATTTTTATCAGCATCATACCATCCACTAAAATCAAAGTTTTCTACTATCTTTAACTCTGCTACATTTGCTGAATATATTTTATCAATAAATCTCTCAAACTGACCTATATCTGATTTCTTTCTTACAATAACTTTGACTATCTTATTTTCAAATCCTCTAGTATCAAATGTTTGAAATGGAGTATCTTCATAAAATATCTTTTGAAATATATTATATGGATTATTAACAGGAGTTTTCTCTAGAGTTTCTGTATCAAATAGATGGAAACCTCTTACATCATTACAATCATTCCAATAAATCTCATAAGGATTTCCAAGATAGTAGATATTATCCTGATTAGATCTTGTATGAAAATGACCTGAGTATACTTTTTCAAATTTAGAAAATGGATCTATATTTGTTCCATGTTCCATTACAACATAATCATTTACCTTAAAACCATGCAGTTCTAAATGACCCATAACAACAGGAGATCTTGATGCTTTAATCATTGACATAGTTTTCTTCTCATTCTCTGAATTAATCCAAGGAACAAGAAGAATACTTAAATTGTCTATTAATATAGAGGTAGTTTCTGAATATACTTTTACATTATCATATTCTTTCAATAGAAGATCTACTGCATTTATCTCATTTGTATTCTTATAATATGCTGTATGATTACCCACTATAGTATGAACAGTAATGCCCATTTTATTGAGTCTATCATAATAATTTTCTTTTGCCCAATTAAGCGCACCAAAATCAATTCCTTTACGACTATCAAAGGTATCTCCCATGTCTACTATGGTTGTAATACCTTCCTTCTCTATAGTTGGAAAGAAAACATCTTCATAAAACCTTAAGAAGTAATCATGAAACAGTTTTGAATTTTTGCGACACCCAAAGTGCTGATCAGTAATTATTGCTATCTTCATTAATTACGTAATTTTGAATGTACAGCGTCCTTAATTGAATTATAGTCTGAATAATTAGATGCGTCAAGATCATTTGAATCAAATACTTCATCAAAGTTAGATTTCTCAAGAATTTTATTTTTTATTTCTAACTGTTTTTTCTCTTGTGATATCCTTCTCAAAAATGCATAATAAATTATTTGAGTAAAGTATGCAAAGGGATTTTTGGATTTTTCTGGATTAAAATTATGAATATACCTAACGCAATTCTCTATACCATCACATATCATATCATCCTTAAACATATAGTTTACAAAGTTTGGTTTATAGGATAAATGATTTGCTATCTTTAAAAAACACTCTCCAATATATCTTGGTATCTGTGGTGGATCTGTATCATTCAACTTTGCTCTATTTACTTGAGCAATGTAAACCTCCAAGGCAGCAAGAAACTCCTTATTGTTAACATAGTGTTCAGATCTTTTTCTACGTGTAGCCATAGGTATTGCTGCCTTTCCATATAATTAGTATAACAGATAACCAAGTACTTGACAAGTATGTAAATATTGTGTACAATTACCTTTGTGGGGTTTCAAGGTTGATTAGAGCTTGATTTATATAACTTCTCTAATGCCTCTTTAGCATCTTTTACTGTGGTTAGATACCCCATTGTCTTATCTAATTTGGTATGAGTATCATGACTCACTTTTTTAATATAGTCTTGATAGAACATAATCATCTCAACATTATCTGATTCAGATAAAGTGAGGACATCATCTAAATTGATGATGAATAAATCTTCATTAGATGATTTTAACCATGGTTCAAACTTATATCCACCTAGAGAACCTCTCATCTTTATTGTTTCAACCATGATAGGGTGTGACACTAGAAGTAGTGTTCTGTCTCCTTCATCAGTGGCAGATACTTTCGCAAATAATTCTTCCCCTGTTTTTAATTTGAGGGTGGCAAAAAAATCATCTTCTATCATTTTTATTCTCCTTAATATCTATTGTTAATATTTCATAGTTAAATTGCTCTTGTGCATAAATTTTAACTCTTTCAATGAAATGATTAAGTGTGTAGTTTTTTCTTGCTCCACTGGTTAAGTCATCAGCAATATCATAAAGTTTTGCTTTTACCTTGTCTTTTCCTTTTCTTAGAACTCTTCCAATGGATTGGAGGTTTCTAACTCTAGACTTAGACGGAGAAGCAAAAATAACGTTGTGTAACCTCCTAATATTGATGCCTGTAGAGAATGTTCCATAAGAAGCCACTATGATTGCATTATTTTCTTGTTCAGTTATCTCTCTTACTTTCTCCCTATCTTCAGCATCTACACCACCATGAATGAAAAATACTTTTCTATCCTTGGTAACAAAATTATTTATCATATCATAAAGTATCCTTCCATGGGACTCTACCCTACTGTATAGTATCAGAGTGTTTCCTTTTAAATCTATCGATAGTTTGGATATAAACTTATTCCTTCTTTCATTTCCAATCAAATATTGAATCTCATCTTCATATGTTTCAAATTTTTTGGGAGTATGTTTTAAAACTAAACATTGTATATCTAACTCAGATAGGTGTCCTTTCTCCATTAATTCTTTAGTTTGTATCACTTTGTATGATGGACCAAACAACCCTTCTAAGACCCACTTATGGGTCTGTGTGCCATCTAAAGTTCCAGTAAACCCAAATCTATACTTAGCATGATGTAGTTTATCCATTATATTAACTAATGATTTACTCTTGAAAAGGTGTGCTTCATCACCTATGATAACATCATAATCTTCAAAAAAATTTTTGTCCAAATTATAAACAGATTGCCATGTAGTAATTGTTACCTCATTTTCATTTGTTCTTTCTTTACCAGCATATATTCTATGACAATGATCTTCAGCATTCCATCCATATTCTATAAAATCCTTATACATCTGTTCTACTAGAGAAGTGGTAGGAACAACAAGTAATATCTTCTTCTTTCTTCCAACAAAATATCTGACTAGAGCATATATCATTAATGATTTACCAGATGCTGTAGGTGATATTAAAAGTTTTCTATTATATCTTAATGCATCATGTATAGCATCAATTTGATAATCTCTTGGTTTAAACTTGGTTATTGATTTTACATAGTCTTTTACACCTTCCCATGATATCATTTCATTAACTTCAAATGGATATCCATAGAATTTGTTAGACTCAAACTCATATGAGTATCCATTGTTTTCGCAAAATGCTACTATCTTATCTAAGAGACCAACATAGATTCTCTTAGTCTTCATATTGAAGAGGTGTACATATCCATCCCAGTATCTACTTCTATACTGAGGCATGAATTTTTTATTAGGAACTTCAAAAGTAAATCTGTCCCTCAACTCATATTCTATTGAGGGTTCAGTCTTTACCTTTAAATATACTTCATTGATTTTCTCAATGACAAGATCAGCCATAACCAGCTTGGAATTTCATTACTTCAACAGCATTCTTAATCTGATAAGTTCTGTTAGAAACTTGTTTAAGAATACTTTCAAGATAATTCAACATGGTTTCATAATATTCAATCTTTAGAGAAGTTGATGATAGTTTTTCATCAGCATCAAGATACTTTTGCATTGTATCTTTATCTCTAATCTTTTTAGGAAAAGGATTTTTTATATAGATCTCTGGATCAGCTTTACCTGAAAAATATTCATATCTCTCATGCCTAATATTTTTTCTTTGTTGTTGTGCTTTCTTCATTAAAAGAAAGATGTTATTATAAAGATCAAAATACTTTGCATGTAACACAGGAATATTTAAGGACTCTGTGTGCAGATTGTCTGGATCAATTTTGGAATCCTCCTCCCACATCTTTTGGATTCCATTCAAATCAATCATACATAATTAATTAAATATCTCTTATATTGTATATAGTATACTTGAAAGTGACCTCTGCTGTAAAGTATTCTAGGTCTGTTTGTGTTGCATCAAACTCTAAAGTAGTAAGATTGACAGGAAATAAGTTCTCAAATATTAATTTAAACTTGGGTATATTGTTAGAATTTAATACAGTTAATGTTCCATCTGAATATAAATTTAATTGACTCTTAGGTGGTTGTGATATATCAGGACTTCCTTTTTGAAAATCATATATCTCTTTTAAACTTTCTGGAAATCCTAAACCTCTCATCCAGTTTTGTATCTCCATATAATTTTCTAAACTTTCATCTACCAGAAAACGTAAACTAAGATCAGCAAATTGTAATTTATCACCTGGTAAAGGAATATCTCTCAAATAGGTAGGTTGTTCTGCTACACCTAGATCTATTGAGGGAATATTTACAGCGTTACCAAAGTAAGTAACTTTAGGTGTTCTGTTTAATTGAAATTTAAAACCAGTAGGTGCTAGAAAATTTCTATTTTCAATTTGACCTACTATAGACTTCTTAACAACCATTTGTTTTACTCACTTATTATAAGGTATTTATTTCTTAACCACCATTTCCACCATTGCCGCCACCACCACCATTGCCACCATTACCACCGTTACCATTTCCACCACCATTCCCGTTACTCCCATTCCCGTTAGAGTGTCCGTTAGAGTTTCCATTGCCATTACCTCCATTACCTGAATCTGATCTGTTGTCTGGTGCTAGTCTACCACCATATCCTATGCGATACCCAGTTGGAATAGGTTTGCATTTCTTTTCATCAAAACAATAATATTTACCTTTTGGGCAAGTTTTTGATGCTTCCATAAAAGATGTAAAATCTTTCATATCTCTCCTACTATCCTCGTATTTAGGTGTTGAAATTTCCTCTTCTTTTAGACCTTTTTTCTTTTGTCTCATCAAATCTTTGAAATCAATTTCAGTTCTTCTTGCTCTAGCACTTTCCCAATCTTTAGGGTTTTTACTCATATCAAGAGATGCTGCTTTTTTTAATTTTTTAACATCCTTCATACTTACTGCTTCATTCATCTTCTTAGTTTTTTTCTTCATTGAGTTGATGAATTTTCTGTAGACTGCTGCTTCAGAGGTTTTACCCATTTCTCTTGCCCTTTGTTCCATAGCAA